ATGCTGAAAAGCATCCTGCACGTGTGCAAAATTGTCGAACCAGCACCGGGCAACCGGACTTCGTAACACAGTGGGTACGGAGTGGGCTTAGTAGTAAAACCGAAAGGTCTTGAGATTCAGAAGGAGTATTCAGAAATTTACATAGATGAAGACGTATTGTAAGAATGTAGATATCGAAGATATTTCGATGATGGAGCTGGCGATACGGAATTGCTTTAAGGGAAAGTGGAAACGCCGGGATATACGGAATCTGCTTTCCCGACATTGCGAGTATACGCCTGGGAAGATTCTAAAGCTCTTGAAAACTGGAAATAAGCATATGCTTGATGGAGCAGTGCACAATCTGGCACTGGAATTAAATAACAGATTGATGAACAGAGAATTGAGTTTGCCGCCGACTGTATCAAGGACAGTCATTGAAGGGGCAAAGCAGAAAGAAAGGAACTTAGAGATAGAATCGTATGAGCACCAGATATTTGACCATCTGGCAGACCTTGGGCTGCAGGAACTGTTTGAGAAGAAATTCGGAACATGGCAGTGTGCATCCATCAAAGGCAGAGGTCAGCTCTATACGAAGAAAGGAATTGAGAAGTGGATTCGGACAGATCCACAGGGGACGAAAGTGGCGATTCAGTGTGATGTCCGGAAATGCTATCAGAATATAGACATTGATGTGCTGATAGCAATGTTGGAAAGGGATATTCACAAAAATAAGCCGTTGTTGTGGTTGACAAGAAAACTGTTGCTGATAATGAAAGAGAAAGACAAAGGATTGTTTGTCGGTTCAGTTATCTCGAAAGACCTGGCAAATTATTATATGAGTTATCTGTATCATTATGCAGAAAGCAAATTGACCGTTACCAGAAGGTCACGCAGAAATGGTCCGGTCAAGGTCCGATTGTTGAGCCACCAGGCAATGTACATGGATGATGTGTTTCTGAGTGGCTCTAATCGGAAATATCTTATGATGGCATTCCGGAAAATACAGCAGTGCCTGGAAGAAAAACTGCATCTGGAATTTAAGGAATCGTGGAGGTTCTATTATGTCGAATATGAGGACAAGTATGGAGTGAGCCACGGTTGCCCGGCGGATCTGGCAGGATATGTGTACAAGAGAACCTGCACAGTGCTGAGAGATCATATCTTTTTAAAGGGCAGGAGAGCTTTTAAGAAAGTCAAAACCTACTTGATGAAAGGATATGAGGTAACCCAGAGGATGGCACAGAGAGCAGTATCTTATTACGGTTGGTTTAAGAACAGCAACCTGCATCAGTTTATGGAGAAATATGGAATTGAAGAATTACAGAAATATTGCAAAAGAAGACTGAGCTATCTCAGTAAAAGAAACAGAGCAAAGGAGGCATTGGCATGTTGACAGTAATATGCAGCACAGAACAAATTGAAAGCATGGAATATTACCTGCGAAGCTCCGGTGTAGCAGACGTATTTTTGCGAAAGAACATTCAGAAGCAGGATGCGGAAGATGTTGGAGAGAACAAGGGAATCCAGTATACAGCAGATGAAGTGTATTTTGCAGTGACCGGCGAGAAAGCATCGAAGGAATCTATTGAGGAAGATTTCGACTACTGGTACAGCAAAGGCGAAGGGATTACACAGGGAGAGCTGGCAGATAGATACAGTCTGGAGGAACTGCGTATGCAGGCTTACAGCAATGCGAGTGAGGCATGTGAGAAGACAATATATGCCGGGATTGATGTTGAAATCTCAACCGGCACAGAGCATTTCAGCTTGACCGAAAAAGACCAGATCAACTTATTCGGAAAGAAAATGCAGCTCTTAGCCGGTATGGAGAAGTTAGAGTATCACGAAGACGGACAGCCATGTAAATATTTCACTGCGGCAGATATGCAGAATATCGTTGACCGGGCAATGTTTTTCGTGTCCTATAATACGACATACTGTAATGCCATGAATATGTGGATCAAGTCGGCAGAGAAAGCAAGTGATCTGGAGCAGATCCAGTGGGGTGCAGAAATTCCGGAAGAGTTCCAGAATGAAGTACTGAAAGACTACATGAAGATTCTGGCATCCGGAGGTATCTCGTAATGAAAAACATAATCAAGTATCCAATGCTCTTTCTTTTTGGAGGGAGCATTTATTATTTGCTGGAGATCATCTTCCGGGGTTATTCATTCCCGGCAATGGTGGTCTGCGGAGGTCTGTGTTTCATTATCTGCGGTACAATCAATGAGAAGAACCGATGTATGCCACTGGTTCTGCAACAGTTGATTGCGGCGGCAGGAATCACAGCAATAGAATTTCTGTTCGGATTGATTCTGAACGTGTGGCTCGGACTGCATATGTGGGATTACAGCAATATGCCGGGAAACATTCTTGGTCAGATATGCCCTCAGTTCACAGTGCTGTGGTTCTTTTTGTCAGCACTTGGAATCTTCTTGGATGATTATATCCGGTGGGTGTTTTTTGGAGAGGAGAAGCCGCATTATCATTTGTTCCGGAAAAAGGAAGAGAGAAGAGAAAGAGAATGACAAAGCTACAGATTATTTCAAAGCTCTGGTCGGCAATCTATGACCTGGTATTTCTGGTCAAGGGAACACCGACAAAGAGCCTGGAAGAAATAGAGGCAGATCTTGACATTGTTGAGTATGCGTGCCGGAAGTATGTAGACTGTGACGATGATGAGATAACATTTGAGAGCAGAGGAGGGACAGCCTATGCAGATACGAGCGCAGCCGAAAAGGTAGATTAGTTCCAAAAATCCGAAATAGCAGGAAGGAGATACCAATGGAATTATTGATAGCTGCCGGTATCCCGTCCGCAATCGTGGCATTTTGTTTCTGGTTGTTGGAGAAGCGAATCCAAGAACGGGCGGAAGTCGAAAAGAACGAACGGGCATGCAGGCAGAGAGAACAGGATGAGAAAGAAGAGAACCGTGAAAAGCTCCAGTACATGATGCTGAAAGCTCTGGACGGTTCTCTTTGTTTGTCAGAAGCTACAGCAAAGGCGGTGCAGAGGATTCCGGATGCGAAGTGCAACGGAGATATGCACGCTGCATTAAATTATGAGCTGGAGCAGAAACATGATCTGGAGAATTTTCTGACAAGGCAGGGAGTGAACCATATCACAGGGGAATGAAATAGAAGGCTATATTTGCCCGATATTCGCCTTTATAGCGTTTAGGCAATAATTTCCCCATTCAAACAATTAAAAACGCTACAGGGAACTATCAAGAGATTACAAAGTATAACAGGAGGATTGATTCTATGGAATTATTGAATTTTTTAAGCCAGGTGCCGATTCCGGTTCTGATTCTGGTGATCGCAGTGCTGGTCGTTGTGACAGCAGTGGTCGTATATCAGTATGCGAAAGCGAAGGGACTGGATGGCATCCGGAAAGAGGTGTACAAGCTGTTCCTGCACGCTGAACATATCTACAAAGAGTCCGGCCAGGGAGAAAAGAAACTGAAATGGGTAGTACAGCAGGCAAGAGGATTGCTGCCTAAGTGGTTGCAGGTAATCATGTCCGAAGAGGTACTGCTGAAAATTATTGACTGGTGGTTCAAGGAAGTTAAGGACCTTTTGGACGATGGAAAGGTAAATGGCTCTCAGAACTGATCGGAGAAGGGAGAGAGGAGCTATGGGCTTAAAAATCCTATTGGTGTACCTTTTGGGGATTTTGCTGTGTCAGCCGGTCTACATCTGGGGCATTCGGACATTGTGCCGGATGGAAGATGAAGACGAAGAGCTGTACTGCCAGGACAATGGCATGTACTATGAGCCAAGCAAGCCGAATTATCCGCTTGTGATAGTGCTGTTGCTGATGGCAGGAATCTTCTGGCCGTTGGTAATTTTGTTTGCGGTGTTCGTTCCGTTGACATTTTTGCTGATGGACAAGATGGGACAGTTGCATCCGAAAGATGATGATGAGATGGACCCAGAAGAGGACACATACTTATGACCGGGTGGGGAGAAATCCCTGCCCTTTTTGTGAATGAAGGAGAATTTACAAATGGCAATAGAACGGAATATATACACAGATATTTTGTTTGACGCTTTAATGGCTGCCGGTTGCACGATATATGGTGCGTGTGCGGCAATGGGGAACATTTACGCAGAATCCAAAATGAATCCACGTAATCTGGAAAACCTTTGTGAGAGATTGCTTGGGTACAAATATACGGACGATACCTACACGGAAGCGGTAGACTCC